CCGAAGTTTGTTTGAGGTAGAACAAATACAACGGTAAAAACCAAAAGCTTTTTCAAGCAAGCGCGTTGATCATGACCCATTCAGCAGCTTTGGGACCATACTTTTTCGTAGCTTCCCACATCCAATGGCGCTGGCCCCAGGTATTATCCATCCAAAACTTTCCGATCTTGTCCATTGCCGATTCACTATGTCCGGCATGGCCATTCAGAAGCTTTGCATGATGAGCACCTGAGACAACGCTAGCTGCATGTGAGGCAGCCACGCTGTTCCTGTTCGTACCTTCCTGCCTACCAGTTAAAATGGGGTCCCATGAAAGGACCTCATAAACTTGGTAGATGCAGACGTTAATACGATTTTCGCCTGCCGGGGGAGTTGCTCCTCCAGTCAGGCCAGCACAAGAAACACAAATAGGACCATAAGCAGCGTCACTAAGGACGGCATCGGGATCACGAAACGCAGCGATCGAATTCATCGACACTGGAACGCCAATCTGAGTAGCTCCATCCTTGACAGGTCCACTATATGAATAATCATAAGAGGCAACCCCGTCATAAGAATAGGGAAAACTCACCGACGTACCGTTGGAAGGAAACTGAGCAATAGCAATACGCCCTGCACTATCAGTAAGAGGACCTTCATAGGTAACCACCCACTTGGTAGCAACAAGACGGACAGCAACTCCTGAACCTCCATCCTGCATATTGAAAGAATCCCAATTGTAGGGTGAAAAGGTAGAAGTACCGCCAGGATTGTAATTGCTGCCTCCATAAACAACATTACCAGCACCGACGACAAAGGCATTTTTGAAACCAGTACCATGGATCAAAATGTCTCCGCTCGCATCAGGACTAGCAACGAACTGAGTTTTGATACGCTCAACGGTGGTTGGAAACAAAGTGAAAGGATCAGGAACACCTGTCATGTAATTTTCTGGCTCTAAAAGAGTCAGTAAGAACATGTTAGGGAGCTTTCTTTTTGAAGAAGCCCTCCTAATCTTTCCAGTAAATGTTTTTCCATACCGCCCAGCTGGACGACCAATCTCAGCACGATCAGCCAGAGACTGAACAAGACGATCTTTCGCTTGCGCACGTGAAATCTTACCTTCACGGACCATACGATCAACAGCGCGCTTCTTGCGGTCATAGGCTTCCAACTCCGCAGGAGACAAATCTTTTCGACTCATGCAAATTCTTTAAAGCCCTATCCCGTGATGACTCGAAACCTGGAGTACCAAAGAAAAGTTTAGAAAGAGACAAGTGAGAGGGAAATTCAACCTCAAGACATCGCCTATCACAAACCCACTTAATAGCATCCATAAGCTCGGTCCACTGGGAGGTGCCATACCATGGAAATTGCTCCTCATAAAGCCCAAGAATAAGTTCACAAAGAGTGGGGTCAGAATAACCACCACTGAAACGAAGCCTATCTATAGACTTATGAATATTACCAAGTCCAACGAGATACCCGAGTTTAACCTCTGCAATTCTATGAGAGATAAACTCAGAACCAACTATTGGCCCAGTATACACAGATTCAACAGTACAGCCAATGGAAGAACATAACCGCGAGAATTCGTCAACACATGCAGTCATTAACGTATCATCGCCGTAATGAAGCGCCGGCGACTCCCACAAGGGAGTACCAGTCTGCATTTCAGCGGCGACCCTGAGCACGTGAAGAACTACGATGGTATCAAAAGTAGTATTAACTTGACCCGAAGGATTACCTCTATGTTTAACAAAGAGGTCACCATCGGGCATGACAACCAACGAACGCGTCAAGTCCCAAGCAAGACTATCAGCTAAATGGCCAAAGGAGTAACCGTACGTCTCCTCAAGCCGCGAAATTCGATAGCGATAAAACCAACAAAATAGGATGTTTGGCATAGTTTTGTCACAACGCTTGAAGTCCATCGAATAAACGGTGGACCCTCGAAATTTCCGCAATACACAATCCCAGCCCTGATACTGCTTAGCAAACCCATAAGCAAAAGAAGAACCAGAAGACCACAAACGCTTGGCAGCATCATTTTGATTACAAAACAATAGATACTGCCACAAAATAGTATAAAGAGATACAGAAATAAAAGCTCTCTGCTTATCCCTAGTCTCAATTTTGATTCTGTCTAAAAGTTCATCTTTAGCACAAGCACCGCTAACAGTACGAACAGAATAGTGCAAATTGGATACATCATCAACCCATCTCTGGATAAAATCAGAATCCTCAAGAGCGCCACGTTTGGAGCACCCAAAAGCGGGACCAGCCGCCGTCCCATACGACCGGTAATACTCTAACGTATCCTCAACTGACAAACATCCAACGCCAGTCCAAATGGAGTCAAACAAATGCTCAACAACAGCATTAAACGCATGCCGGAGCAAATATAAAACATCAAATGAAAGAGGAACACCAGTGTTATACTCTAACAATTCCCGCCGAACTGAAGAGTTTTTCAAGTTACAGGGTATATATTTAGCCCGACCCGGAAAACCAAAATGCTCAATGAAAACCGAAGAGGGAGTACGACTATAAGAAGTAGAACCCACAATACCGGTATCAAAAACAGCATCACCCCATAGCGTTCCGTGGTGACGGTCGAGAAATAACCCTAGCTCAGGAGCTAACTTGAAGCCCCCTCGAGGGGGGCATGTCCAAAAACCTGACCCAGAGCAAGCTTACAGAAATCCGCAGAGATCGTAGAAGCAGGAATAAACCTGTTAGGATAAGTTGACCCCAAACTACCTTCAGCATGGACGCCAATTACGGCGAGTCCAGATGAACAAACAGGAGATCCACTCATGCCACATTCAGTAGATGCATCATGGCGGTCACCGCAAAGCTTACCTGATGACACAGTGACAGAGTCATCATCAAGGGCAGGAACAAGAACAGTGGTACCATCCTTAGGAGGATTCTTTACTAAATTGAAGACACGATACCCGACTTCAGATGCAAAAGCACCATTAAAGACAAGCAAGTCATCTTTTTCAAAAATTTCCTTAGGAGGGACCTTCACAGTTTTACCCTTTACCACTACCTCCAAGCCGTTTTTAATGAAATGATTGTGAGCAGTAGTTACCCCAACAACAACATTAGTTTTCTTGTGGGGCACACTCAACAAAAATCCAGTAGAAACAGTCTCAGCGGCAGAAGTAGAGGATTTAACTACGAAAACTTTACGCCCAAGTGTAGACGCAAGTTTGGCAAGATCAAGACGTGGATTTGACGTCTTAGATTCAAGCCTTTCTTTTCCTTTATTTGGTGCAGGGGTAATCTTAGCACGAACAGAAGAAGAGGAGAACTTACTCTTAAGAGATTCAAGATAGTCACGATTCCGGTGTTGCTCTTCCAAACGTTCATCAAAACTCAGGTCATCATCAAACTCGTCATAAATCTCTCTAAGACGGCTTACAGGACCAAGCAGTGACGCAGGAGCACC